AATCTCCCCAGTAATTTCTTTGGAGAAAATCTTTCAGCACCTTTCCCTACATTAAAACTAACAGCAACACTAGAAGTTTCAAGGGCAAAACCAAGATTAAAAACTTCAATTGCTAATAAGAGAATTGTTATTTCATCTAGCGGGGATAGAGTAATCCCACTTAGAGGATATGATTATGACACAGAAGATACTAAATCATTTAGCTACTCCGATGCATACAAGTTAAGATATGTTTATGTTGGTGGAGCAAATCCACCTGTAGTTGATCTAAGTGGAAATTTGATTAGTGGTGAAGATGTAACAAATAGATTTACATTTGATAATGGTCAAAGAGATACTTTTTATGATATTTCAAGAATTGTATTGAAACCTGGATTTGAATCGCCAAACGGTCAATTAGTTGTTGGATTTGATTATTTTGAACATTCTCAAGGTGATTTCTGTACTGTAGATTCATACTTACATGAAGCTGGTGTTGGCGAAGAAGAAATTCCAGATTTTAATTCTTCTGTTTATGGCAATCTTTTACTCAAGGATGTCGTTGATTTTAGACCAAAAGTAGATACAACATCTTTAATAACTGGATTCCAAGACAATTCTATTTTAAGCAAGTCCAATTTTATTAGTTTCAATGGACCTGGTGGTGTATCAAGTAGCACGCCAGCAATTGATTCAAATATTGATTATACAATTTCATTCAGTCAATCACAATACTTAGATAGAATTGATGGAATATTCTTGACTAAGAAAGGAGATTTTGTTGTTAAAAAGGGTAATTCTTCTTTGAACCCAACAAAACCAGAATCTATAGATGATAGCATTCCTTTGTATTATGTTTATATTCCTGCATTTACAAATACAAGTGAAGATGTAAAAATTATTGCAGTTGACAATCGTAGATATACGATGCGTGATATTGGAAAATTAGAAAAGCGTATTGAGCGTCTTGAACATTATACTACATTAAGCATTCTAGAGCAACAAGCTTTGAACATGCAAATCAAAGATGAAGTTGGCATTGATAAATTTAAAGTTGGATTTATTGTTGACAATTTTGAATCTCATAAAGTTGGTAACTTATCTTCTATTGATTACAAGTGTTCTATTGATACACAACAATCAGTATTAAGACCAGAAGCAAAAGAAGATTCTTTAAAAATTGAAGAGTTATATCAATCAAATGAAGAAAGATCAATTAGTGGTTATGTTAACAATGATGGTATTGTTACTTTACCATTTACAAATTTAAATCTTGTTCAAAATCAATTTGCTACAAAGAAAATTAATCCAAATCCATTTGTAGTAATTCAATATGCTGGTGATGGATCTTTAAGTCCACAAGTAGATCAATGGTATGACAATACTACAAAACCATTGGTTGTAAATGATAATGTTGGATTGTTCTCTATTTTTTCTGCAAAACAAACTACTGATTCTGCTATATCAAGTATTTACAATAATTATATTGTTAACTGGGTTGGAACAGATAGAACGTTCTATAACATTGATCCTCTTACTTCTTTAAATACAGAGAAATCTAAGACAAGTGTAGATCTAGCTTTGATTTCCAGTAGTTCTAATATAAGTCCTCAAAATTATGAACTTGCGCAAGGTATCAATAGAAATGTTATTGGAAACAAATCTGTATTGAATGCTGTTCAATATTATGCAAGAACCCAAGCAGTTAAATTTACTGTTGGTAGAATGAAGCCAGAAACTGAAATATTTGTTTTCATGGAAGGAACAAATATTGGAAGATGGGTTAATCCAGACTTTAAGTTTACTGGTATTGCTGGAAACTCTTCTACTGCTTTTGGAAGATCTATTGTTACGGATGAAAATGGAAATGCAAGTGGTGTCATTATTATTCCAGCAGGTTCTGCTCCAGTAGAAGGATCTTCTTGGAATAATAATATAGAATCTATAACTTATGATACTACAGGAAAATCATTAAGATTCCCTACTGGTATAAAAACTATCAGATTTACATCAAGTTCTGAAAATGAAAGTAAAAATACTGTAGAAACTTATGCAGAAGTAAAATATTATGCTACTGGTATTATTCCACAAAGTCCTTCTTCAATTATTTCAACAAGACCATCTTACTTTAAATCAAATGAAGGAGTGCAATTAATTGATAGCAATACTGATATTGAAGTAAGACCAAATCCATTGGCACAAACTTTCAAAATTGAAAATTATAAAGGTGGTGTTTTTGCTACTGGTGTAGATCTTTTCTTTAACAAAAAGAGTTCTGACATTCCAATTAGAGTATATCTAACCAATGTAGATTTAGGAAAACCAGCAAAAAATATTATTCCAGGAACAGAGTGTTCTTTGAATCCAGAAACTAAGTTAAAAGTATATACAAGTGGTTCGTTACCTTTAAAAATTGGTGAACTTATCAATGGAGAAAAATCAGGTGCTTCTGGTCCACTTGCAAAAGTATATGATAAAAATAATTCAGAGGTTGTTGCTTCTGCTAGTGGAATTGTAACTTTAAATAATGAACAAGTTTATACATTAGTTCTTTCAAATTATAATGGAATTTACTTCACTCAAAATGAAAAGTTAACAAGTGATACATTAACTGCTGAAAATAATCTAAAAGGCACTAATTTAACTGTAACTATTGCAAAAGATTCTGGAAAAATCTCTGAAATCTTAATTGATTCTGTAGGTAATAATTATGATAATGCTATTTTGAGTATTGAAAGTCCACAATTACCAGGAGGAACATCTGCTTCAGCTTCATGTAAAGTTTCTGGTGGTAAAGTATATACGACAGAATTAGTAATTCCTGGTAGCGGTTATACAGAAAACCCATCAATCGTTGTAAGAGGAACAGGATCTGGTGCTGCTGGAGCAGTAGTTAAAGCAAAGATTGAAATTGATACTCCTGCAGTTGTTATGGGTGTAGCAAATGATGACTTTGATACATTTGCAGTGACCGATTCTACTACACCAACTAGATTTAACTTTAAGTATCCAATATATCTTCAAAATAATGCTAACTATGCTTTGGTTGTAGAAACCGATTCTACTGAATATGAAATGTGGTCTTCTAAATTAGGAGATTCTGACATTTCTACAAACATTACAGTTACAACCCAACCTGCATTAGGTTCTTTATATAAATCACAAAATATTGACAATTGGACAGAAGATCTTTTTGAAGATGCAAAGTTTACTTTATACAGAGCAGAATTTGATATTAGCAGAACAGCAGACTTGTTCATTAAAGAAAAATCTTTGGGGTATGAATCTTTAGAAATAGATCCAATTGAAACCTCATCTATATCTGAATCAACTGCTACTTCAACGCTGTTTAAAAATAACAACGCTATTGTAAAAGTTAATCATAAAAATCATGGATTTGAAGATGAAGGAAATTCTTATGTATTCTTTAATAATGCACAAGATGTTGGCGGAGTAACATCCGAAACATTGAATTCAACATTATTTGAAGTAACAAATGCAGGTGTTGATTCATACAATATTCAAATTCCTTACAGAGCTGGTAGTAGTGTTTTTGGTGGAGGCAATTTAATTGCTTCTTATAACAGAAAATATGAAAAACTATATGCACAAGTTCAATATATTCAATCGGAAGGAACATCTATTAATTCATTTGTAAAAACTACTAATATTGTTCCTGTTGATTCTTCAACACAAAATTATACTTCTTATTCAATATCTGATTATGAAAAAACATTTTTAAATGAAGAACATATCTTTACTAACCAAAAGGTAGTTGTTTCTGATATTAATAAAACTCTAAATGATATTGATAATTCATTGACATATAAGATTCAACTTTCATCAAATGTTTCTTATTTGTCCCCTGTAATAGATGTTGCATCATCCTCAATTAAAACTTCAACAAATAGAGTTGAAAATTCAAGTGGCAAAGAAGATCGTTTTGGTAAGAGATATCAAAAACTTAAGTTTTATCCAATATACACTTTTATTATTACTGGCAATCAATCTAATAGTATTAATTTAAATCAAACGGTTGAAGGATTATCTTCAAAAGCAAAAGGACGAGTAATTAAGTATGAAAATAATAATGTAACA